ACGAGGTCCCCCAACTCTCACGCCCTCTCCACTGATGACAGAAGGCAGGCGAGTGTCGAAGATGTTCACTACGTTCCCAGCGTCGGAGTTAAAGCGTACACCCTCGTACCCCTGGGCGAGAAAGAAGTTGCTCATTTGAGTCTGGAGCTCAAACACTCTCACCTCGTCTACGCCGCCAGCGTCGCCAATCTTAAACCTGGAGGCGATGTAGTCATAGAACTGTGGCATGTTCTTCTTCCTCGCCGCTGCGATGGCGTTGTTCGCGCCCTTTTTGTCCTCACCAAACGCACCACGGATGATGTTCCTAATCCCCGCCCAAAGCTCTGGGTCGGCGGTGAGAAGTTCTCCGCCATCGAGAAGGTTTGCATTCTCGAGAGAGGCCGTAAAGACGGACCCCTGGGGCATGGGAGCATAATGTCCAACAGAGTTTGCTGGAGTAAAGCCTGTCGCCGCCGCCCGGGCCGTTCTTGGGTTATCATAGAAATACACCCCGGCCCCGAGAGGGCGCCTGGCTGCCCCGGTCTGGAAAGAGTCGAGCTGCGACAAATCAGTGACGCTGTCTCTGGTACCGTGGTACCACTTAACGGCTTCATCCGGCTGGTCCTCGACGAGAGCGTTAAAAGTTTTTGTGCCCATCTCCTTCAAAGCTTGGAGGCGATGGCGGCCATCAACAACACTGTACCCGGGGGAGGTTTCAAACTTTTGCGCGTCCTCTGGAGTGAAGAAGCCCAGGCGCATAGGTGGTACCGCTTCGCCATTTAGATAGGCTTTTTTTAGAGCATCCACGCGTCTGCGCTCATTCGGGTCCGTCATGTCTAGACGCAACCCCGAGGCCTCCTGGTTAGCAAACACTTCGTCAATGTTTACTTTGCGGATTTTGTAACCCTCGGGGACTTGACTCTCTGAACGAAGTGTGCGACCCTTGAGGATGTTATCCCTTTGAGCGCTGGCCCTATCAGCAATGCGGTCAATCCGCGCCTGCCTGCTCCCCGCGTGAGTTCCGACGTTGAGGTTATTAGGGAGAAGGTTATTATTCAAAACGTCGTCAGAGAGTTGTTTAGAGGGCTCCCTCATAGACGCCTCGAGCTCTTCTAAAAGTTCGACTCGGTGACGAACTTCAATCATAGAGCGCTCTACGTTCCTCTCCGCGATAATGAGCTCTTCTATGGCACCCCGAGCTTCTGGTGAGAGTAGAGGACTCTGAACACTATCCGGCAGCCGCTGGTTAATGTCATTCGTGTTGAGGCTAGAACGTATGCGAGCATCCTCTGTCGCATCCCTGGCAAAGTCGAGGTACTCCGCATCTGTCAGGTCCTCAACGTTGACGCCATTCATTTCGGCGTACTTCTGGATGTCGTCTGGGAAGTACTCTAGAGCATCGTCTACGTTCTCCCCCCTGCGGTAGGCTTGCTCCTGGAGCAGGTCGTTACGAGTGTCCGCGAGCTCCCTATCTGGTAGACCAGAGCGGTACACCTCGGCGGTGGAGAAGCGACCAGAGAGTTCTGTCTCAATGCTCTCATCAGAGAGTTTGCTGAGCTGCGTCTGCGAGTAGGTATGGGGACTTCCAAAGTCCTCCGGCCTGGCAGTGCGTGAGTCGGGGTTCCTCATCACCTCGTTGCTCACGAGCTTGGTCTCCTGAGGCTGGCCCATGACAGGGTCTGGGCGCTTTGTCTCCACCCTGCCAACGCCCTCTATGCTGAGCGTCTTTAAGGCCGCAGCGTCTAGCTCTGGGCCCACGGTGTTATAGATGGAGCCATAGGTGTAGCGCAGCGACTCGAGCTGCTCTGCACTGAGCACCTTCCCACGGGGTATGTCCGCGTGACCAAAGAAACGCGCTAGGTCGGTAAGCTGCTTCGCGGTCCTGTCAACCAGTTCCGCATCGGGAGTGTAAATGCTCTGCTCAGGAGGAAGGTTGCGACTCCACTGATAAAGCGCCGCTGGGTTTTTGGGAGGAACTAGAGTGCCCTGCTTGACCACGGGTAGAGTGTCATTGAGCGACACCTCCGGCGTAGGTATGGCCGCTTCTGGCTCCATGGGACGCAGAGGCCGACCAGCAATGCGCTCACGAAGCGACTCGAACTCTTCCTGTAGGTTCGCTAGAGTGCGCCGCATTGAGGGACTGCGCTCCGCTTCTGGAACGCTCTCAATCTGCCTCTGCAGAAGCCGGTTATTAATTAGGTCGTACTGAGCGCTCTTGATGTCGTCCACGGCGTCAATAAAGCCGCCATCGGGAGTAGTGCGCAAACTGCCTTCGTCAATGGCTTTCTGCACCTGCGCCTCAGCCGTGAACCTCACGGGGCCCTCGGGGGCCTCAGGAGGGGCCATGCTCTCCTCGGGTAACTCTGGACGCCTCTCTTGGTCTGGCGTTTCCTCGGGGCGCACGGGCGCTTCTGAGGGCATTTCCTCAGGGGTGCGTCCCTCTGGCGTCTCTTCCACGACACGCTCTGGAAAAAGCTCCATACTCTCGGGCTCTGGAGCACGTTCAATAGGAGCTTCTGGTTCAGGCGCCACTTCTGGCTGGGGTTCTATCCGCTCCGCACTGGGCCTATCAAACGCTTGGTCCAGACGGTCTCTTCTCAATTGCTCGAGGTTGTCTTGCAGGTCGACTTGGAAAATAGTCCTCGAGGCGTCAAACGTTGGCGCAATGTCCCTAACTCGCTCAGAGAGTATGAAAGAGTCGACTGTCTGAAGCGTGTCTCTTGGGAGTTCTACCGCAATCCCTTCTTCCGTGGTAAAGAGCACCTCGTAATCTGGCACAGCCTCGGCGCCCCCGGTTAGAGGTGGCAGTGGTTCTCCTCCTGGGCCCAGGGCGGGCACCTCGGGGCGGGTGCCGGGGAGCGAACGCCGCCCTTGCGCCTCAGGGGGCGACGGGGGTAGGCCATCGGGGGATGTCACCCTGGGGCCGCCCGGGGTATCAGGGGGGCGGTAGAGCACGATGTCAGTGCCACCCATTGTCGCCCGGGCCACGCGGTTGAGTCTAATAAAGTCGCCAATGTCTGGAGCGCGGGAATCAATAATAAACCCCGTGGCAAGAAGTCCTAGGTTGAGTGCTCTCTGAGACCAGGAGAGGTCTTCTCCCTGGAACATAAAGCGCTGAATACTGAGTGGAGAGTACTCTGGTGACTCTAATAGTGAGAAGGTTTGAGAACTGTCGAAGGGATTCAAACCTTGCCAGAGAGGTTCTTGCCAATCATACTCATAGTTTTCACCACGGAGTGCGTGTTCAATAGTTCTTCCCCCGCGCCAAAGAGAGAGACCCGTGCCGCCGATTACTGAACCAACGTAGTCAGACGCCCAGTTTACTGCCCCGGGAAGGCCTCTTCCGTAGCTCCCAAAGTCTAAACGAAGCACATCGCCAGGCGTTGCGTTGCCCTCTGGGGGAACAAACTCGTCATAGAGGTCCATCGACGGTTGTAGGTAATCACGCAGAGGTGTCCCTACTCGTTCACGTCCCTCTGCTCGCCGTTCCGCGCTGGCTGCGGGCGACCCATAGAGAGCACGGCCCAGGCTCTGGTCAAACAAAGCACCCGTTACAGGGTCAACGATGTCGGCCACGGCGTAGCCAAGCTGGAGCATTCCCCCGCCCAGGGCCGCGAGGTTAGTAATGGTGCTACCCGTGGCCTCGACGACATTGGTCGCTTGGGCCGCTGCGACACTAGAAGGAGCAGGAAGGTCCCTCCCTAACACCCTCTCCGCCGCCCGGGCGGCTAGGTCAGCGGGCCCAAAGAGCAAACGAGAGCCCCTGTCAATGGCACTCTGTAACCACCGTGGCGTCTCTAGTCTAGACAGCACCCCAGGCCTGGGAGGGGCGGCATCTCTACCCACCTGATTCGCATTCTGCCTAAAGGCATTGCGCATTGGATTAGGCGCGTCGGGGCCGTACTGCTCGCGATAATTTACCGCTGCCTGCTCCCGCCGTTGACGCGCTTCTGTCGATTCTGTGTTTCTAAGGGGGAGCGGGGCCCAACTTGTTTGAGCCGCACCATAGTCAGAGCGGTAGAGAGGGCTCTGAAACTGCAAGGGCATGTTCTGGATGCTGTTTAACATCCAGTTGAACTGAGCCCCGGCGTTGGCCGCCGCGTCACTCGCCATCTGCTCCGCCGCACCAGACGCCTGGAGGCCCTGGAGGTTGGGTGCGTTTGGCGCAAGCGTCGAGAGGGCATTAGTCGTGGGGCCCAGAATTTCGCCCAACTGCGCCTGTTCCCTTGGCATTCCTGTCTCAGTAACTGTTGCCCGTGGCGTAGAAGCTATGATTCGTGGGACTTCTAAAGGCTTGACAGTGTTTTCTGGGTCGGAGGCGGAATTATAATTAGTAATTAAATTGGACATTTAGGCCGCCAAAATAGCTCAAGGCCTAGTTAGCCAATCATTGAGAGCATCGACGCTTCGCCAATGTGCGCAATAAAACTGTCAGGACTCAACCCCGCCTGCTGCTGGCACGAGGCGCACCCGGCGACCATGGTGTCGTGCACTTCTTCCCCACGCACTTGGTCGTAGGGCGTCCAATAGCGTCTTCCTGCTTGTTCCCCTAGGCGATTGAGGTACTGGTGGAAACGAATGTTGCCATCTGTTTCGTCTCTCAAATCAGCGGGGTTATTCCACGCCCGGGGCCCGCCACCCCACACCGTAAAGAGAACCTGGTGAGCGTGCTGGTAGGGTTTATTCCCTCCGTAGCGCATGTGCTCCTTAAAATACTCCCGGACGACATTGAGCTGCTCCGCTCTGGTCATATTGCGAAGCTGCTGCATCGAGTAGCGACGACCATTTACGGTTTTGTAGGAGCCACCACGGTTGTCGGGGCAAAATTGAATCAGGCCAAAGCACCCAATAGAGTTGGGCTTGGCGGGGTCAAAGGAGCCACCGGTTTCAAACGCCATCACATCCGCTAGCCAAACGGCGGGGATTTTGAGCTCGTTGGCCAAATCGTGAAATTTTCTCCTAAACGCAGAATCCTGCGCCAGGGCCTCGTACCCATAGTTATTGTCGGGATTGTTAAACTGTCGAATGTCGCCATAGTCGGCAATGTCGTTTGAGTAGCGATTGTTTCTCACTGGGTTGGCGCCGTGGAACACCTCGGGCCCGTTATGAGGACGATAGGCTGGTTCCTGGGGGCCGCCTTGGCCGTTGCGAGGAACGCGAATAGAACTCTGAAAAGCCTGGCGGCGAGTGCCCACAAGAGAAGCGGCCTCCTCATTCATGGCGTAAATAGTGCCGCCATAGACGTAGGCAGAGCCGTCGGGGAGAATGTAGGCGCCGGGGGGTGGGGGGCTGGAGGCGACAACGACAGGCGCGTTCCTCACAGGGGGAGGCGCCTGGGGAGACCGTGGCGTACCGCTGGGCTGCGACACACCTGCCGGTGGCATCCCTAGGCCCCGGGGAAGCACAGCGGCGCTCTCGTTTCTCGACTCATTAATGTAGGCCACGGGGTCGAGAGTGTTGGCCCCGTTGCCCTCGGAGCGGGCGCCTGGTTTTAGAACGCTGAAGTGGAGGTGAGCCCCCCGGCTGCCCCCGGTGTTCCCCATGATGCCCAGCGGTTGCCCCTGGGAAACGACATCCCCGGGTTTAACCTGGGGCGCTCCTGTGAGGTGCGCATAGACGGCAGTGTTTCCCTGGGCATCTTCCACCCAGACGTAGCAGCCCCATCCGCCAGAAGTGCACGTTGCCGCTGTCACCCGGCCCGTCCGCACCGCAGCGACCTGGTGATTCCCCCTGTCGCCGCCCTCGGGGGCAAAGTCAATTCCCGCATGGCGTCGTCCGTTACCACGGTCTGCCAGGTAACCACTTGTGATTACCATGATGTTCTCAGCGCTTCCAGCCGTGAAGGGAATGGGAGTGCCCGCCGCTAGGCCCCCGTTGTCCCTTTTAAGCATTGCCAGGGGACGCGGTTGAGGGCCTCTAGCCGCGTCCCCCTGCCTAAAAGACTGTGTGCCCTGGGCCCGGAGTTGAGCTCGCCTAGAGGCTGCTTCCTGCCTTTGCGTTTGTGCTTCTTCGCTATTAAAAAACTGGCCTTGTCGGTCTGCCCCTTGGTGTAAACCGTAGGGAATTAGAGGCGCTTGGAGCTGAGTCATGCGCTGCTGATTGGTAAGCGCTTCTTGTCTAAGCTGCGCATCCATCGTTTGGTTGGTGGAGTAGTTGTTATAGGCTCTTTCGTACTCCTGGCCCAGCGCCTTCTGCTCTTCTGTGCTCGCCCTGGCAAAACGCTGGGCCATTTGCATCGCCTGGTTCAGCCTAGCAAGCTCCCCATTAATCTCCGTCGTGCGGCCCTCAATGCGAGATATCTCATCCTGGGCGTCATTATAGAGTTTGATGACAGATTCGATGCTGTCTCTATAGGGCCCTTTGGGTATTGTCTCGAGAGAGTCGGTCCCAGTCATAATCGCCGCGACGGCGCGGCCAACTTCTAGAGAAGCCAGCGGGTTGGCGTCGTACATCTGCTGCTGCTGCAGCTCCATGTACTCGCCATAAACGCGGCTTTCTTCGAGACGGCTGGTCATCTCATCCTGGAAGCCCCAGGGAGTGATGTTGGTGCCGTAAAGCAGATTGATGTTCTGAATGTCGAGCTGGCGCTGTTCGGCAGAAATTTGCCCAGTGTCGTAGGCTATCTGAACATTCTGCAGCATCGTAGCCGCCGTCTCAAAGTTCTGCGCCTGAGACATCAGCTCCTGCTGCGCTTTGCTCCCCTGCTCATAGGCGTTGCCAATGAACCGGTACATGTCGGCTCGCATCTGCGCCTGATTAATAGGACTCAGAGCCTGAAACTCGGGCATTTCCGTAAACGCCTGTTCAGCCTCACGAATCAGCTCGTAGTTGCGAGTGGGAGAAAGGTAGGCCCCGCGCTCAGCAAGCTCTGCGGTAATCGTCGTGACCAGAATTTTGCCACGCTCTAGGGCGACGGCGGTGGCGGCTTCACGCGCCTCGCGTACGTTACGCTCACCCTCGTTCCACATGTCCTCGTTAATTCTGTTTAGGTCGCTGAAGATGCCGTTCATCAACGACTGTACAGTCTCTGGCGACAGGTTCTCAAAGGTGCTCAGGGCCTTGATGGCCATCTCCCTCACGCGGGGAACGCCCTTTTCGTAACCCTCTTGCTGAATAATGCCCCTGGCGTTTTCGACAACGGGCTGCAGGGCCTGAATGGCGAGCACCTGCTGCTGCTCGCTCAAACTTTTGTCGAGCTGCGCCTGCATCTTTTGCTGCTGCTCTTGCCTGGCGCCGAACATTTCCCCGAACACGCCAGCCGCCTTGGCCAGGCTGTCGAGGGCCTCCGTAAAGCGAGGAGAAGCACCACGGCGCTGTGCCGCCGCAGCGTTTACCGCCGCCGATGTTTCCTGCTGAATAACAAGGGAACGTTGCATCGCCTCCCCCGCTTGCTGGATGGCCTCAGAGGAGCGACTCAAAGAAGCCTCCGTTATTTGACGGCTGCCTGTTTGCACCTCTGGTACTTCGGCACTTCCACCAGACGAAGCAGTAGTGCCAATAATTCGTAATGGAAGAGCCATAGTTTACCCCAGGTTAAAGAGCGCATTAGTCCTGTCAGTCATTACGCCGCGCCCATAATCAAGATTTTGAGTAGCCTGTCGAGATTGCGCATTGCTAGCGACACCCCTAGAGTAATCAATGGGGGTGACAGGTTGCGCCAGGGGATTGGTTATGCGCGGTGCTACGGTGGGTGGAGAGACGGCGTTGTAGACCGTCATCCCGGCGCCCACCAGGCTGGGCAGGGCGGAGAATAGACTGGGCCCGCTGGCGCGAACGTCCCGCTGCGCCAATTGGTTCTGCCGCATAGCAGAGGCGTAGCTGATTTGGTCCGTGGATTGAGCCGCCTCTAATTGAAAGAGCCTGCTACTAGCTTCGGCGTCCAGGGCCGCCTGGGTCATTTGGGACTCAAGCAAAGCACTGTTCCTTGCAAACTCTAATTGAGTACGCGCCAGGGCAACGTCCTGGTCGGCCATTGTCCTACGCGCTTCGCTTTCTGTTTGCGACAAAGCCTGCTGCAAAGTAGCCATGCGCTCAGTAATGTCGCGGTTCTGTTGAGCCGTTGCCATGTTGAGCTCAAAGAGTTGCTGAAACTCCGCCATGCTCACGCCCTGCTGGAGTCCCTGGGTTTCTGTCATGCCCGCAGTGCTCAAAGATTCTGTCTGCCCACGGGCCGCCTGGGCGGCCCCGGCGACATCTTCTTGAGTGGCCTGTGCCATTTGCGCCTCTGTTTGTCTAGAAGCTTGCTCCAGCTCCTGAGACACACGCCCTTGCTCCTGGGCGGCTGAAGCCGATTCAACCAGGCGCTGTTGCTCTAATTGAAACGTCTCCTGGGCTTGCTGAAACTGGGCCATAATGTCGGCCCGGTTTGTAGAGAGTTCCTGGAGGCGAATGTTGAACAAACGCGCCTGTTCTCCCATGGCCACTTCTTGCCGCAGGCGTCCTTGCTCCGCTATGGCGATGTCTTTTTGAAACGCCCGCTGTCTGTTAAGGAGCTCAAACTGTTTAACTTGGCTGAACTCTTGTTCCTGCAAAGCCTCGCGCTGAACTTTTGCTTGCCGATTCTGCGAAGAAATAGCGGACACTGTCCCAACGGCTCCCGCGACGGCCCCTACTATTGGTGCAAATGCCATAATTACTCCCCTGTTACACGTCTACGGCCAGTTAGGCGGCGGCCCTCTACCTGATATGCAGATAGCGCCCAGGCGTCGTCGTCCGCACTCCAAAGCACTGCCTGAATAGAGTAGCCCACGCCTTGGAGGGGCACAGAGACGTTCGCGTATTCACTCCGTCCTAGATTACCATCGAGGTCGTCGAAGCTGTAGAAGTCGAACAGGAGTTCGCTGAGCCTAAACAAGTCCTGCTCCGTGTAACCCTCGCGCTCATTATTGTAGACGATGCTGATGTTGACATCCGTGCCTATTTTTCTGTCCCCATCTACGTTGTCTCCGGGTGTCGACGAGGGGTACACGTCGTCAAACGCTTTAAGAGAAAACAGCCCCGACCAGTTAAAAAAGCGCTTGTGCTGTTTTAGGAGACCATAACTAAAAACGGGAGAGGCATAATCCGTGGGGTAAACGTTGCCCACGATGTAGGTGTCTAGGGCATTACCACTCAGAGTAAGGTCACCAGTGTTCTCGTTTATGGTGTAAGCTCCATCGTTTCTGTACACCGACTCAAAGTTCTTTTTTACCGCTTCGTAGCCGTAAACTCGAAAAGAGCCTACTCGCTTCGTCGGGTTTTTATACGCCACTTTAAGGACTTGTCCAGGCGTAGGGGTAAATAGCAAAAGAATGGTGTTTTTGAGTTGCTTCGCCCATTCGGTGCGAAACGAGAGTGCCCGACCATTTAGAGTCACGACAATGTCCTCCACGTTTTCTAGAGAGGACACTACAAGCCTGTGCTGGTATCTTGGAGCCGTTGTTGTAGTAAACGTCTCGGTCATCAGGGGGCAAAGCTGAGGAGCCCCATTTCCAGGAACAAGGCGAGCAAAATCAATGGGGTATTCGTACTCCGTTCTCAAGAGTTGGACAATGTTATTGCACCTCCGGTTGACAATTAGAAACCGTTCTGTTCCGTTATTGTCCGAGTACTGCGTCATGTCGAGGATTTGCAATCCCGTGATGGCTTCGTACTCTGTCCAAACGCCAATGTCTAGAAAAAAGACCAAGAGCCTAGAGCGCAAACCATCAGTAAATCGCGGAATGGAAGCATAGAGCTTTTTGGTTGTTGGGTCAAACGCGAGAGAGGACCTTTCTCGCATTTGCTTAACGTTTTCAAACTCGAATAAGTTGGCAATTTTGTAGCTCAAGTTGAGCAGATTGTAAGAGTCGTCCAGCCCGTCACTTGGGACGACCTGGTACACACCTGTTTTGCTCAATATAAAAGCATTGTGCTCGCCCACCGCCATGCACTGCTCGTTCAAAACTCCTGTGTTTCCAACGAACTGCGTTAAGAACTGGTCCGCAGTAAAAGCGCTTCTAGAAAACACTCGATAAAACCGGTCGTTGGTGGCGACAAAAAGAGAGCCCTGGTAAACGCCCATGCTTCGTATTCTGTCGCTAGAACCTCCCTGCAGGACTACATCAAAGCCGTGGCTAGGCGTCGTTGTGAAGGCGTCTATGGTAAAGTCGTTATAGAGTTCCCCCGGCCAGGAGTAGTCGCTCACGGCGCTGACTGCGAGGTCCATGGGGCGCCCCGGGAAGCCCCCTAAAACAAGTCGAGATTGATAAAGCGCTCCCGTAGAAGGGAAGAACCCAAGCTCATAATTTGCAAATTTGCCCAAGCCATAAACGGGAAACCAGGTGCCGGAGAGGTAGTCAGTGTTAGTCGTCAATCCAGCGCTTCCGACCCATTTTTTATCCGTGTTGATAATTCGAACTAGGGCCGCCGAGGGCAATCCTCGTTTCCTGGCGTTGCCAAACGCGATGTGGCTAGCTTTGGCAGTAAAGTTTGAATCAGTGACTTTGGGAAAACGCCTCTGCCCGCTGGTTAAATCGTTCGCAGAGCCAGTCCCTACACCCGAACCAGGCGTAATTTGAGGGTTGTTTAGTGCGCTCAAATTGGGATTAGGGTCGTCCCAGTCGTTCTCGTCAAAAAGCAAAAAGCCGTACTCTACCCCAGTATTTTGAGCCCTGCCAGCAATCCTTTGAATCTGCTCTGCTTTGGTAAAATTGTTCACCTGCACAAAGATGTTGCTCGGTGCCAAACCAGTGCCCGCATTGTGCGACAATCTTCGAATGCGCGTGGCAAAATTTAGAAAAGGTTCGCCGTGGTTGTAAACGTTACCGTAGAGCAGCGTGTTTGTGCCGTCAACGGCTTCTTCTCCAGTTCCGTGGTTAGGGTCTACAAAGTTCAAAGAACCGTCTGAGGGCTTATACTGCAGTTCTGAAGAAGGGTTTCGAGAGCGAATAAAATACCCATCAGTGTTGCTATAATTCAGAGAGCCGTAAATTCTGTAGAGCCCGTATATATCTCTCTCACAGTCGTCCTGTACTTCCGCAGAAAGTGTGACACTTCTTCCTGGGGCGGTGTCACTAAATCGCGTCTTTGCGTCAAAAAATCTGTTAGTGTTATAGAGCTCTGCTTCTGCCCACCACTGCCAGAAAAAGTAAATAAAAGTGACGACGTCCCCAGCAACTACGTTTTGTGTTAAAGTCGCCGTTTTAGTCCCGTTGTTATAGGTTAAAAAATTAGATGCTTGGAGTGTAGAATTTACATAGGCAAAGAAGGAAACCCCTGATACGCCATTAGAAAAACGACTATCAACAACGCTGGTCGCTGCGGCATTGCTAGGTACGACCACACTGCGTTCTACCATTTTAACATGCACTGGGATAGTGTTTTTGCCCAGCATAATAAAGCGCTGCTCGGGTTCGTTGGTGGGAATAATTGTAACAGAATCCTCAGAAGCAGTGCTGGGCCACACATTTACAAAACTTGTAAGCGACGTAAGCTCATCGTTATCTACTGACAAAATTCTAATCGAAGTGCCCACTTTTGAGATAAGAAAATTTAGCCCAGAAGTGCTTACAACTCGGCTATAATTAATCCCATTAGTGCTCAGATTTTGCTCAAAAACAAGGCGTGTGCCCTTGCGTTTAATTAGGTTCGCGCCGTTGGTAATGTCGACGTTGAGTAGTCTATGAGCATCAGCATAGGGCATGTTCGCCGCGTTGGCGATTGTGTTCAATCCGCCAAAAGACGTAGCCTGAATTAGCTCTTCCGACCCGGTATCCCCTGGGTGCCTAAATGCGCTGTTCTGTTCCACTATGCCTAACCTCGTTTGCGGTACAGGTTTTGGCTCCTCCGACCGACTCCCGTTTCTCTAGATTGGTAGGCCTGCACCATTCGAGTAAATTCGCTCGACTTTATATTTGCCAGGTTGCCGTCGCCTAAATGGTCGATAGCTAGGCGATAAATCGTCTGAGTGCGAACGATGGGCAAAAACCTGTCGGGTACTGGGATTACAAAGTTGTCCACGTCGGGATTGACCGTGAGCTGCGTGTAGCCATAGATTGAAAAATCTTCGGCGGGCTCTCCTACCAAATCCTGGCTGACCTCAATACTGTCGTCGCCCAGTATCGCAAAGGAGTACTGAGCATTGGAATAGAGCTCTTCAAGATTTACTGGATTAAGTATGCGCTCCTTTAGAAGCACACTCTGAATCTGTCTCATCGACGGGATAACTAAGACGGTGCCCGTTTTTGAGATGGGAGTCGTTCGAGATTTTAGAAAAGACCAGTTATTCGCTAATTGAAAATCTTCAACGGCGTCTCTAACTGCAAGAGCGGCTTTACGGCCTACCGGTGTTGACAGGGAGGCCTGGGGCCGCTCTCCTACAGCTAGAAGGACGTCGTTGACAAAGCGAATTAACTCCACAAGCTCTAGTAAGTTTCGAAGCTCTCGATGACAATAGCGTGCTCTTCGCGATAAATTTTGGTGTCCAAAAGAGGATACCCGGTAATTAAAGCATCGGTCTGATATAGCGCCAAACGAGCGGGCTCGACGGTGGGGGAGGCGGGCTGCCACCACTTGGCAAAGCCACGCTTTAAGAGAAGGCCAGAGTAGGCGTTCTCCGCCAGGGAATGCGCGACGTCTACGTCGTGGTTACCGGCGCCGTTGGGGTTACCATTGTACTGAGGGTCTGGCCACCAGGGGCTGTAGATAGTGTTGCCGCTCACGGTCTTTGCAAATCCGGGAGTGGGCACTAACAGGGGGCTGGCGTCGATAATCTCAGAGTTTAGGTCCACGCCGTTTACGGTGTTCTTGGTGATGTTGTTGTTCACAATCACGGGAATACCGTAGAGAGTGCCCACCTGACCAGTCTCAGTAGGGCGTCCACTCACATAGTCGAAGGAGTTAAACTCGGGAATAGTGAGCAGAGAGGTGTGCTGACTAGGGCTGAAAACAAAGACGCAATCGGACAGGTTTACGTTCTTCTTCTCCATCTGCAACTTCGCGGCAAGAAGAGCAGCGCGGTTGAGAGGGGCGTTGATAAACTGTCCAGGGTTATTCGGGTCGGGCTCTTGAGAAGTGACCACAGAGCCATACTTTTTAAGAGCGGGACGCAGGGCCAGAATCCACCGGTCAATGTCGCGAGCCAGGGCGTAGGAAGCCTCCCGGGAGTACTCCGACATAGCGTCGTAGTTGCTCTGAATTGCCAGGACGTCTTCAATAGCAAAGGTCACAAAAGGGCGGTAGTTTACTTTCATGCGCCACTCGCCACTCTTGGGCTGTTGCAGCACAAGTTCGTGGTTGGGCACTTTTTGTTGCACCCGAAGGCGGCCAACAGTGGGGATAACAATCTCTTTCCCCTGTTTATACGCGTCTGGAATTGGGTCCAGAAACTGCGTCATAATAAAAGTCTGGTCCAGATACCGTTTGAGTTCGTCCACCCAGAGAATGGGAATGAACGAATCGTGCGTACTCTGGTTAATAAAACCGCCTTGGTTCAGCAGAGAACCGCTGGCAATGGGTTGAAAAGTCATACTGGGTTCCTACTAAACTAGGCGTTTCTATCTACGAGATTCTGAGCGTAGGCTGCGGCAATCGCTTGATGATTAGCTCTGCGCTCAGCGGGCGTCATTTTGGCAATTTGGGAGGTTGTAAACAGGGGTTCTTTCTGCGCATATGCGGGCACAGTGCTTCTGTTTAAGCCGCCCGTTTCGACCGGTGCTGCTTGGCTTTTTCGTGCTTTTAGAGCCTGGGCGATAAGAATAGCTCCGTCGGCATCGGCAAGTGCCTGGGCGCGTTGGGGATTAGTTTTTGCAATCTCCTGGAGCTCCTGCTCTACCTCGGCAAAGAGGGTATCGAACTCATTGCCCCATTCGTCCTTGAGGCGCCGCCGTTGAAGTTCAACAGTGTTTTGCGCATTCTGATTGAGCGCATTTTGTAGCAATGGGTCTGCCTGCACCAGGCTGTGAAAGTTCTTTCTAAACCGCTCAAAATCGTCATCTATTGGAGCAACGGTTTCTGGAATAGCGCTTTCAGAAACTACGGGTTGAGTATTGTCAAAGAGAGTATCGGTCATAAATTTAACTCTGCATAACGTTTGCGAGTGCTTGTTCTGGGCCCACCCTGGCGTTTTCTGCTGCAACGGCGTTAACCATGGGAACGCCGCCGCTCTGGTAAGCTAGCTGTTTTAACATTTCTGCTTCGTCTACGGGGGCCTCGGGCATTGGAGGAACGGCTCCTTGAGGCATCGCCTGGGGCGCCATTTCTTGCGCTGGGGCCTGGGGCACTGGCTGTTTTAGAAACTTGTCTATGTCCTCGGAGAAACCAAAACGCCTAGAGGCCATGCGCAGCAACTCTTCCCAATCGATGCTCTCTGTCCACTGAGGCACTTGCGACACGAGGTTAACAAAGTCGACTACTTGCTGAAGTTGTCGCTCTTTGTTGGCGATGTACTCGGCTCCGACGGGCATAATCTCGTAGTCAAACATGAGCTCCCTGGGCCCAAAATGCGCATAGATTTGCTCCCCGCGCTGCCCCGGGTATCGAATCACTTCGTCATAGGTAACATACTGGCGACACATCATCATCGTTTTGACCAGCATGGCGTGGAGCTGAGTGTTTTCAATGTGCCCATGGATAGAGCTCAGACGGTTTCCCCCGGCGTCTCGCACGGCTTGAATTTCTTGAGCAGTTACCCGCTCCCCTTTGCGGCCCTGCTGGGTGCCGATGTAAGCCCCGACACCTACTGTTTTGTCGATGTTAATCTCGAGAAGATTGGTTTCCTGGTAGGAGACGTAGACGCCATTGCCATCCCGCTGGAGCGGGAAGACGTTCCCAGGAGTTGCCATGGGAATAATCTTACCAGGCTCTGTAACCATGTCAGCAGGGTCTGTAACGCCGTCTGGGACGTAACCCCACATAGTGTCGACTAGCAACTCTAAGTTGTCTAGACGCTGGTTAGAGAGCACGTTGAGCTGATGAATCATGCCCAGCACGGGCTCAAGCGGAGACAGTCCGTATGGCCGCCCTGGCACGGGAATGGCAGTGCCAATAATAAAAGGCCGCCCTCCCCAGTAAGGGTTGGGCTCTACTCGCGCCAGGTTGCTACCGACGACGGTAATGACGACATCGTGATAGGTCACATCCTCCACGGTAATGTCGCCCCAGAACTCGAGCACGTCCACCAGCTCTTTGGGGTCGTACTCCATGCCTAAGAAACGACTCACTCGTTCTGACTGCATCTTCGTGCGTCCGTTTACGGACGTGGCAACAACTGATGCCGGGTTGAGACGGTCATACTCTTTGGTCGCAATCTTGCGCATCACGGTCGCCTTTTCCTGGCGCATCACGCGGATAAAGTTGGCGCGGTTAATGTCTCTCGCAGAAGGGTCTAGGAAACAATCGAAGCTGTCTAAAACCTCCAAGCTGATGTTGTCATACTCTGGAACTTCTTCTTCAATTGCGGGGTATGTTTTGTTACCCTCTTCGTCCTCTTTTTCAATCCGGCGCTTGCGAGTTACCAGACGCGTTTCCCAGGGCAGTGCTAGGACGCTGAAACCGGTCACAAGTAGCTGTCGAATGTACGTCTCCCAATAGGACGTAAATTGCGCTTCTCTGAGTTTTTTAGAAACAAAGCGTTTTGTAGCTTTGGCAACGTCTGCGAGCTCTGGGTCCTCTGCCGGTACAACATCGAACCAGTCACTGCTGGGAAAGAACGCTGTTTGGAGGTACGCATTGATAGTTTCTATGATTTCATAACCCTTGCCGCTGGCAATGCGATGGCGCCAATCGTCGTTGACGTCTCCTACGAGACGAGCAACGCGCTGGCGCAGAAACTCTTCCGCCTCTGGAGTGCCAAAATAGGTTGCCCAGGATTCGAGCCACACTGTTTCGCGATTAGTCCTGGCGTTTCGGTAGGTCTCATAGAGGCCCAGCACTGCTTGCGCCAAAAATTCTGTCGCCGGTTCCGAAGTCTTCTGGTGTATGCTCCCTGCGGAGGTGTTTCCAGAAACTGCAGTCGTTAAAAAAGACCCCGGAGCTGTCTGGGCATTGTTCATCGAGTCCCTCCGTACTTATTGTTAACCGTGGCGGCCACACGGGCTCTGCGCTTCTTTCTCTCATTGGAACTGCGCACAGGGTGTGACAACTCACAAAGGACCGCAATAGCGTCAATGATATCGTCACGGACATCCGGGCTAGGAAAATATAGAAACTCTTCCTTGACCTCTTTACTCTGCGCATACCTTTGGCCCAAGTAGAGCTTTTCCTCGTTCAGCAGTGGCTCTATGTAGCCAAGGATGCGCTCTTTTTTGTCGCCCTTGGGTTTATAGTCGATAATGGCTATCTGCTTTCCAAGTGCCTGATAGCCCTCAGCTATGGTGTAGCGCAGGTTTGCAAAGCCGCCAACGGTCTCTACGTGAATGCTGGGAATGCGCCAGTAATCCGTTAACTCTGCTAGTTGTGCGACAAGCTCTGAGGGTGTCCAGTGCCCAAAGCGAATCTCAAATACTAGCACTTCTCTATTGGGGCCCTTGCCGCCAAGAACTATCGCTGTCCAGTCAGCCGTAACAGACGTGCTCGCAGCGGGGTCTACGACAATTATGGGCTTAATTTCGACTGGGTATTGGTAATCCGCGAGGTTGACTTTGAGAATGCCGTTGGGCGCCATCTGAATGGCGTTGGGCTGCACAAAGCGCATTGAGGCCCAGCCTAGCTGACCATCATCCTCCACGAGGTGAGTGTTGAGATACTGGCTTGCAAAGCGCTTAGACGGCAGCCGTCGTCGAAGTTTTCTCTCCATCTGGTC